CGGACGGCACGAAGGGCCGAGCAGCGAAAGACTCGGGGCCGACCGAGCTTGCGTGCGACTGGATCGACTTCGACAGCGTGAACGAAACGGGACTGCTGCGGGTCAAGTGGAGCGGCACGCTGGCATCAAGCGGCACGCAGACTCTGCGGATCTACCCGCCGAAGGCTGCCAACGCAAGCGTGGCAGCGTCGGACACCTACGGCAGCGACAATGCCTATGGGTCAACGGTCATTGCATATTGGCCGCTGAGCGATGTAAACGACAGAACCAGCAACAATTACAACATAACTGAGTTTGGCAACGCTGATGCCGGCTCAGGGATTTCCAGAATCGGCGGAGTCGCTTCAGCGGATTTTGGAGCCAGTGGAGATTATTTGACTGCGTCTATTTCGCTTTCATCTTCACAAGAGCTCTGTTTTCTTGCATGGGTGTATCCTGACGCTTCTGTAACGACAGCAGTCAGGGCAATCATTCATGCGAGACCATCAGCCAACAACAACTCATATGCAAGTTTGAATGCCAACTTTGGAAACTGGAGAGCCAGAACCTACGATGGTTCAACAGTCGGACAATCAACTGGCACAAGCACTCCAGTCGCATCTACTTGGCAGCATTTGATTGCCTACCACAATGGTCTAGCAGAAAGAAACGTCTACAAGAACGGCGTAGCGACAACTGCAAATACTACGTCGCTTTCGTGGTCTGCTGAACAAATATGGCTTGGATCGTCAAATACAGGTGGAATCTGGCAATATGAAGGCGCAATATCGGACGCAATGATTATTGAAGATGACGTATATCGCGCAGAGTATGAATACGAGCAATCTTCAGACCAAGCCACGTTCTGGGGCACCTGGACGAACGTGCCCGGATCGCCCACCGTCACGACAAAGGCATACTGGTGGGGATAATACCCCCTGTAACTACAACCCTTATTTAATAGGAACTAAAGTGCGACGAATTAGACCAGAGATCGAAGATTATATTCCGGTTCTCGATGATGATCTTACGGAGCTAGAGGCTCTGAAGATTTTTATGGAGAAGCAACAGGAGTACCTGTTTGATGTTGATCAATACATGAACTACCTTGAGCAGACGATGGAGGAATATGAACGACGACTCTATGATTACGGTGCTTGATAATGGATACGTTCGTTACGTTGATCACCTTGGCAGCGACCTTAGAGTTTGCGAAGTTGCTAGGCTCAGCTTTGACAAATGGGATCCTTCGTTTGAAGAGTATGTTCAATCCAGAAAACCCGAAAAGTTAATCAAGTATCTGGCAGAGCATAATCACTGGACACCATTCGGCCATCCACAGATCACGGTTGAGATTAAGTTGCCCATCTTTGTGGCACGACAGTGGATGAAGTCTACTACAGGGATTGTTTACAATGAAGTGTCTCGTAGATATGTTGACGACGAGCCTGAGTTTTATTACCCGGAGTATTGGCGAGGTCGTCCTGATGGCTCTATCAAGCAGGGGTCAGGTCAACCCATTGATGACCAGGATGAGGTTAGCCGTGATTATTTCTTTTCTGTACTGAAGAGTGTCGGTTGCTATAATCTGCTACTGTCAAAGGGCGTTGCCCCGGAGATGGCTCGCATGGTGCTACCTCAGTCAATGTACACAAAGATTGCCATGACCGCATCGCTGGCCGCATGCTGTCGTGTAATCAATCTTCGTAATAAGCCAGATGCACAGCTAGAGATTCAACAATACGCAGAAGCACTACGAAAAATTGTTGTTCGGTGGTTTCCATTATCGACCAGGTATCTACTAAAGTAAGGGATTATCTTGGGTAAGTTTATTCGACACGACCGCTGCCCCGCATGCACTGCATCGGGCAACGACAAAGCCGGTGACAACCTTGCAGTGTACGATGACGGTGTATACTGCAACGCCTGCAAGTACTACAAATCAGAAAGAGGTAATTACATGCCAACCCCAAAGATGGTGCGATCCGTGGTAGAGTTTATCCACGGCGAGTCAGAGGCGATCCTTGATCGCAAGATCAGTCTGTCTATCGCTAAGAAGTATGACTATCAGACGGGCATTGACCCCAAGTCTGGTCGCCCTGTCCACATCGCACCATACTACGATTCCCGTGGCAATCTTGTTTCTCAGAAGATTCGGTTCGTTGACCAGAAGGGTTTCTTCATCGCCGGTAATCACCGTGGATGTACTTTGTTTGGTCAGAACCTTTGGAAGAGTAGTGGCGGTAAGCGTCTTGTTATCACCGAAGGTGAGATCGACGCTATGTCTGTATGCCAAACCCTGGGTGGTACATGGCCTGTCGTGTCCCTGACCAACGGCACTGGTAATGTCGAGAACGACATCAAGAACAACCTAGAGTTTATCGTATCTTATGAGGAGGTTGTCCTTTGCTTTGACTCCGACGATGCTGGCCGGGCTGCCGTAGAGAAGGCCCTTGGAATTCTCCCTCCCGGCAAGGTCCGTGTCGCTACCCTGCCTGATGGGTACGATGCTAACCAGATGCTGCAAGAGGGTCGTGCGGTCCAGCTTAAGAACGCTGTGTACGAAGCCAAGCTGATCTCTCCTGACGAGATCCTGCATGTGTCCGAAGTCTCAGAGGATGGATCATCCCTTGAGGACACCAAGGTATACCCCTATCCATTCGACAGCCTGACTGAGTTTCTTATTGGTCAGAGATCCGGCGAGATTGTGCTGTGGACATCTGGCACTGGTTCTGGCAAGTCTACGATTCTTCGTGACATTGCAATGGACCACCTTCGTGGAGGTCGCCGTGTCGGCATGATCATGCTGGAAGAGTCTCCCCAAGAGACCATTGATGACATGATCAGCATCATGCTCAAGAAGCCGGTTCGTCAGATCCGTGCCCAAAGAATCTTGCATAACCTTAGCAAGTCTATGGGTAAGACTTTCGTTGAGTCATCAATCAACGATGACCTGACCGATCAGGAGTACAACCAGGCACGGGCTGCCCTCAGTGAGATGGGTCTGTATATCTATGACCATCTTGGCAACAACTCAATGACCAACCTGATGAGTCGCGTAGAGTATATGGCGACGGCCCTAGAGTGTGATGTCATTATGCTTGACCATATCACTGCCGCAGCCACTGGTCTGATGTCAGCCAACGCATCCTTCGGTGACTCCGAGCGGCTGGTTATTGATGACACCATGAAGAATCTTCGTGGCCTTGTTGCTCGCACTGGTTGTCTGATTCACATTGTGTCACAACTTCGCAAGACCGACAAGGCTTACGAGGAGGGTGCCCGGATTACTCTGCAAGACCTTCGTGGTTCTGGTTCTCTGGCTACTGTGCCCAACGCGGTCATCGCCCTAGAGCGCAATCGCCAAGACCCTGACCCTGTGGTAGCCAACACTACTAAGGTTCGACTACTCAAGGATCGTCTGACTGGCCGCGCTGGTCTTGCACCATGTGCCCTGTATTGGGACAGTGCAACCCACTCTATCCGAGAGATTGGCATTGCTCAGAATGACGATGGGTCTGTTGTTCTTGATCCAACCTTTTCCCCTGTAGACTAAGGAGACACTGTGCAGAAGTGTTATGTATTTGATATCGAGGCCAACGGTCTTGACGAGGTAAAGCTTGACGGATCAGACATTCAGGCAGAGGCGACCGTGGTTCACTGTGCCTGTGTCATTGATCCTAAGACCAAGGATGTCTGGCTATTCGATCCTTCTAACATTGACCAGCTACCAGCAAAGCTCAACGAGGCAGACCTTTTGGTAGCACACAACGGTATCAAGTACGATGTCCCTGTCGTGTCTCGTCTGCTTGGTAAGGTAACCACACCGTGCTTTGACACACTGGTTATGTCTCGCCTTATGTACCCGGATCGTCACAAGAATCCTGGTATCAAGTATTGCCCCAACTCCCCCAACTCCCTTGAGGCCTGGGGCAAGCGTCTTGGTAACCACAAGACGGACTACAAGGGAGGCTGGGAAGTATTCTCAGACGAGATGCTTCGTTACTGCGAGCAGGATGTCTGGGTTACCGTGGCTATCTGGAACTACCAGAATGCTAACTGGCCATCGTTCCTACCTAAGGCTGTGGTTGACATGGAGATGAAGGTCACCAAAGAAATGGCAGACCTGAAGGAACGAGGCTTTCCCTATGATTACGAGTCTGGCTCTGCTCTAGAGTCGGAGATTGATTTTAATATCCAAGAGGTTACTGATAAACTTAATGAGTTATTTCCACCGAAAGAGATCGTCACCAGCACCCCAGAGTGGTGGAAGATCCAAGTCAAGAGCTTTGATACTATCATCGAAGAGCGATACTTCCCGACCAAGACACTGTGTGAGCAGTGGCGCAAAGAGTCTAAGATCGCACCGAAGATGTGTGAGTACATCAAAGGTCCAAACAAGGTCAAGCTAAAGTACTTTGATCCAGCGTCTGGTCCCGGTGTTGCCGAGCGATTCAAGGAGGTGTATGGCTGGGAACCAAAGCAGTTCTCACCCAAGAGCGGTCAGCCCAAGATGACCACCGACATTCTAGAACACCTTGACTTTGAGGGCGCTCGTCTTATCATTCAATACCGACGGCTTGAAAAAGTCGCTCAGTTTCTTCGTAACTGGAACCAGCGGATCCCCGCCACCAGAGACGGTAGACTGCACCCCGACATCAACCCACAGGGAACCAACACGGGCAGGGCTTCGCACTCTCAGCCAAACATTGGCAACGTAGACAGCGACCCCCGCCTAAGATCGCTGCTTATTCCCTACCCAGGTGAGACTATGGTGGGTGTTGACCAGACTGGTATCGAGGCTCGCATCCTTGCACACGAACTGTACCCGTATGACAACGGTGAGTATTGGGACATCCTTAACAGCGGTGTAAAGATTCACTGGTTAAATGCCCAGCGTGCTGGCCTGTGGAAGACTGACGAGCCATACGATTCGCATAACCCAGAGATGGCCAAGGCATATGCAAAGGCCAAGACTATGGTGTATGCCATTATGTATGGTGCATTCCCACCCAAGATTGCTGCAATTCTTGACTGTACTGTGCGTCAGGCAAAGACTACAATGGAAACATTCAAGTCTTCTTGGACTGGCTACAACGATCTACAGAAGGCCCTTGAGTACGAGACAAAGAAGCGTGGTGGTATTACGCTACCAAGCGGCAGGCTACTACCAGTCACTGAGGATCGCCTGTTGATTAACTACCGATGCCAGGGTGCAGCGGCTGAGACTGCCAAGCTGTGGATCCTACTGGCCCAGAGATCGGTCAAGCCACTTGGTGCAAAGCTTCTTGCTTGGGTACACGACGAGCTACAATACTCCGTACCAAACTCTGCTGTAGATTCTGTGTGTCGTCTTGTTGTAGAGGCCTGTGCGGATGCTGGTCGTCGTCTGTCTATCCGTGTACCCCTTGATGCTTCGGCTGAGGTTGGTAAGTCTTGGGCGGAGACACACTGATGCACACCGTATCCGTTGACATGTATGAACACATCCCCCAGATGGGGCACCATAACTGGATGCTTCGGTTCGGTGGACTGACTAAGTACGTCCATATTCAGTTATCTGTTGATGATATTACTTATGTTCCGTTACAGAATAGACCTGGCAAGGTTGTACGGCGCTCAGCCTTTGACGCTATAGTACCCCCTAAGACCAAGACGATACAGTTTCAGGTTGATAAGATTCCAGAGCAGGAACTTATGGACTTGGTAAAGATCCCACTGTGCAGCACCAAGTACTTTGTTTGGTGGTGGTTCATTGGGAAATACATTGGACAGTTACCCCCAACCACATGCGTATCATTCGTGCATGATGCCTTAAGATTGATGGGATATCCCGTCGAGAACAGGCTTGTCCCTTCAACTTTATTCGGAGAACTAGATGTACTTGTTCGTCATCGCGGGTAAGGCCCGTGTCGGTAAGACCACACTGGCTGACATTGTGGCAAGAGAGTCGTTCAACATGGGATATACCCCGGTAATCCTGCCGTTCGCAGAGCCAATCAAGTCTCAGGCAGCAGCCAAAGGTATCACAAAGGAAGATGACTCCGAGGCATACCGCAAGTATTGCCAGGAGATTGGCCAGTCAATGCGTGATCAGAACGAAGATCATTGGGTTAACCTGTGGCGGATGGAGGTCAGCGAGTTGCTGGCCAAGAGCGACGAGTCATTTCCAACCGTTGTTATCGTGGATGACTGTCGATACCCGAACGAGCTTCGTGCCGCTATGGAAATGAAGGGGCTGCTGTGGTGCATCCACTCCGGTGACCGGGAACTCCCCGAGGAAAACGCCGAGTGGCGTAACCATGCCTCCGAGGAAATGGGCAACACACTGAACAACACCGCAGATCCAGACCTTATTGACATGTTTGACTTCCATATTTCCAATGATGATACACTAAAGTCTTACACTTGGTTCTGTTCTCAGGCCATCAAGGCTTTAATCATGTCTGGCTGGGACTCCGACAGTCCAGAGTTTCGGGCAATCCTTGCGGAGAAGATGATTGAAAACCTATCCGACATCGGCGGTACTTGATGGTGACATTATTGGGTATCGCCTAGCATTTAAGTTTGAGGCTACGGGCTTTGAGGATGACGAGCTAGCTCATGAGGCTGCCGTTGAGGTGTCTGACTGGACTCCTCCGGGTGTGTCTGACATCCACCTTGCGTTCTCCTGTTCACGGGAGAAGAATTTCCGCAGGAACTTTTTACCCGAGTATAAGGCACACCGTAATAACTTTGCCAGACCCACATACCTATACGAAATCAATCAGTACCTCAAGGAAACCTATCCAGTTCTTATGGAGGATGGGCTTGAGGCTGACGATATCATGGGCATGCACCAGCTAGAGCGGGTAACCGTGACCATTGACAAGGATCTCCTGAGCGTTCCGGGCTGGCTCTGGAACCCCCACAAGGACGGTATGGCATCCCCTCGATGGATCTCCCATACACGGGCCTTAGGTCACCTGTGCCTCCAGTGGATGACAGGAGATCGGACTGATAACATTCCCGGCATTCGTGGCATTGGTCCCATGAAGTCCTGGGATGCTCTGGTCCAGTCCGGGCCACCCAGCAACTGGCTCTGGGCCGTGCTGGCCATGTATGAATCCCGTGGATATACCCAAGAGGAAGCCCTGTGTTCGTACAGGGGGGTGTATATTCTTCGGAAGAATGAAATCAAGTTTCCCCTCGATTAAATAAAGTACCCTCTGTAAGGGTATCCTATGTATACCTTGGATACTGCATGGCCCCATGGATATTATAATTACTAATATTCATGGACCCAAGCACTGTCCAAAGGTATATAATTACTTCTAATAACCAAGACTCCATGGATACAACCAAAGGATACCAATGGATATCAAGTTTGAACTTTGTTCTGAAGACGCTGTACTTCCAACCAGAGCCACTTCTGGCTCCGCTGGGCTGGATCTTTATTCCCCCAAGGACTTTTCCCTTCACCGTGACTACCCCGTCTATGTAGATCTTGGGGTCCGTGTAGAAATCCCAGAGGGCCATGTTGGTCTTCTGGTGGCAAGGTCGTCTATGGGCAGATCTGGCGTTACCCTGTCGAATTCTATCGGCGTGATTGACTCAGACTTCCGAGGCGTGCTTGGTGTTACCCTGGTTAACCACGGTCCCCATGGATTCATGGGATACAAGAAGGGCGACAGAATTGCCCAGCTTGTAATCACACCATTCCTTATGTGTAACCCTGTTGAATCAGACAACCTATCAGACACCGACCGTGGTGAGGGTGGGTTTGGGAGTACTGGTCTATGAATAACTTTCAGAACTTTATTGCACTGTCGCGGTATGCTCGCTGGATTGATGAGCTTGGTCGTCGGGAGACTTGGGAAGAAACCGTAGACCGTTACTGGTCTTGGGTTACAAACCGTTTCCCTGACCTGTCCGAAATGACCTACATTCGGGATGCCATCCTTAACCACGATGTCATGCCATCCATGCGCCTGCTAATGACTGCTGGTGATCCGGTAGATCGAGACAACACCTGTGCCTATAACTGTAGCTACCTTCCTATCTGTGACCTTCGATCCTTTGCGGAGGTCATGTTTGTCCTGATGAATGGTACTGGTGTTGGGTTCTCTGTCGAGTCTCAGTATGTCACAAAGCTTCCCCGTGTACCACAGTGGATCAATCGCATGGAGAGTCATGTCATTACCGTGGATGACTCTAAGGAGGGTTGGGCCAATGCCACATACGAACTACTTCGTTCTCTGTTCTCTGGCTACCATCCAACATGGGATCTGTCTAAGATCAGACCCGCCGGTGCTAAGCTAAAGACCTTCGGTGGTCGAGCCAGTGGCCCCGGACCACTCAACGAGGTCTTCAAGTTTATTGTAAACACTGTGACAAAGGCCCGTGGTCGTCAGCTTACTCCCCTGGAGTGTCACGATATCTGCTGTGTGATTGCACGAAGCGTTATCGTTGGCGGTGTCCGACGATCTGCCATGATTTCCCTGAGTGACCTGTCAAACACCGGCATGGCCGAGTGCAAGTCTGGTGCTTGGTGGGATTCTTCTGGTCACCGTGCCCTTGCCAACAACTCTGCCGTCTACGAGGGTAAGCCTTCCGTCCAAGACTTTATGACTGAGTGGTTGAATCTATACCGATCCCACTCCGGTGAGCGTGGTATCTTCAATCGACACGCCATCGAGGACAAGGACAACCTTGGTCGTGACATGACCTATGTCTTTGGCACCAACCCATGCGGCGAGATCCTACTGAGACCGTGGGGCTTCTGTAACCTGTCAGAAGTTATTGTCCGCCCCGATGACACGGAAGATACACTGACCAGAAAGGTTGAGATTGCCACCATCCTTGGTACAATCCAGTCTTCCCTTACTTACTTCCCATTCCTGCGTCCAGAGTGGACGAAGAATGCGGAGGAGGAGCGTCTGCTTGGTGTGTCAATGACGGGTATCTATGACAATGCCATGACACGGGACCACCGAAGCGGTGAATTACCACAGATTCTGACACGGCTGCGGCATGTGGCCGTGCAAACAAACAGGAAGTTTGCCGCGATGTTTGGTGTTACGCCTTCTAAGGCGATTACCTGTGTCAAGCCAAGCGGTACGGTGTCTTGTCTGGTCGATTCCTCCAGTGGAATCCACCCCCGATTCGCCCAGCACTACATTCGTCGTGTTCGGATCGACAAGAAGGATCCCATGTATCCCTTTATGCGTGACCAGGGAGTGCCCGTAGAGGACTGTGTGCTTAACCCAGACTCTACGGCAGTGTTTTCCTTCGCCATGAAGGCCCCAGACACCGTGTTCCCCATCTCACCGATGGATCACTTCGCCCTGTGGCGAATTTACAAGGAACACTGGACACACCACAACCCATCCGTAACGATTGACTACACAGATGACACCTTCCTAGAGCTAGGAGCCGAGGTTTACAAGAACTTTGATGAAATCTGTGGTGTTTCCTTCCTCCCGAAGACGGATCATGTCTATGCACAGGCTCCCTTTGAGGAGATCTCTGCCGAATTCTACGAAACTTTCCCAAAGATTGACGTAGATTGGCAAATGCTGTCGTCTTATGAGCTAGAAGACACCACTCAAGCATCGCACACCATGGCCTGTACTGGCGGATCGTGTGAGATTGTAGACATTGAGTCGTCTGATTTTACTAATTGAAGGATATTAATACCATTATGCGATTTAACGTACCGAATACACGATTCCGACTTGAAAATAACGTGACACTCTCGAATGTAGAGATCCGTAATTTGTTCATGATGATCTTGGAGACTCTTGATGAGCTACAGAAGAACGTACAGGGGTGTGAACATTGCCAACAGCGTGGCACTACCCCAGAACCAAAGCCCACTAAGCGGGGTCCGGGTAGACCAAAGTCTTCTGGATCACCTGACGGAGGTGTTTCCTCCGACCCTGGTGTATGATCAGGCATGGACTGACTCCCAGATCTCTAGAGAGATAGCATTCAAGGCAGGGCAGGCCGCTGTGATTGACTACCTTCGGCTTCACTTGGGTAACAGCCAATGATGGGAAGACGAAGAGCATATCGAGAGTACAAGTACCAACAGCGACTACTTGACCAACGAAGACAGTTGTCAGAGTATCAAAGGTCAATTGCCGACTCCTTTGCCGAGCAATTCAATCAACAACTAAGAGAAGCGACAAGCAACCTCACCTCAGAATTCGATGGATTCTTTGGTGAAGATACCGCCCGCCGTAACGAGTTCATTGATAACCTCCGTGCCGGGATTGAGGCTTCGGAGGCCAACCTAAATACAATCTCTGATCTTGAGTCTCAGCTAGTTCAGGCCGTTCGCCGTGGCGAAACAGACAGATCACGGATTGCATCAAGGTCTGAGATTGCACAGATTAGAGATAGGCTCAAGGAAATTCGCAGTACCCAGATCTCTGAGGACACTGAGGCCACTATGGTTATGGATCTCATGGGCAATCTAGTACCTGTGGATCAGCTTGATATCAACCAACGACGAGAACGAGACCTAATGCTGGAGTCACCCGTCGGAGAAACCAGTCAGCAGACCCTTGACTCTGTGAATGAAATGTATAATGAGTTTAAGTCAGAGGTCGAAAGGCTGGGTCACTTTGGTCAGGCCGCCAGCAGAACCCAATATGGTCGTCTCATGCAGAAGTATGGCAACAGAAGTCCAGAGGTCATGGCAAGATTAATTGATCTGTATGGTAATACCGACATGAATCTTTCCGTTGTGCGTGACGCAGACCTTGATGAGTTCCTTAATCCTGGTAGTCAGCTACAAGCACAGACCCTGGAGCAGCTACAGGCAGCCATGCAGGAGCTTGACCGCGATGAACTGATTCGCCGCAGAGACCTTGCATTGCAGAGAGAAGGCCAAAGAATCACAAAGAACCAAGAGATTGCCGATATCCGGCAGTCCCTTGAGAGCCGTGCATCTAGAATGGAAGAGACCTTGAAGCGTCTTGGCTTATCTTCCGAGCAGTTGCAGGCAAGGGTTGGCCTGTCCGAAGAGGGAGCGTTAGTTGATCCACGAACGGGGGTTGTTATTCCATCCAGATCAGCCACGGCACCCGTACCAACATTCCAAACCAGACCGGAGTAAACCATGGGTCTAGGAAAAACAGTAATTTCAGGAGGTATGTCTCAAGCCGAGTATGAAGAAATCCTGCAAAGAAACCGAGAAGAACAGTCCAGACTTGAAGAAGAGCGTCGAATCGCAGCCGAAGAGCGAGAAGCCCGTAGGATCGAGCAAGAGCAAACGAGACTACAGGAACAGAAGCAGGAAGAGATTCGGCTGGAAGACGAACTAGAAAAAGCTGAGCGAGAACTTATGCGTGAGCTAGAGTCTCAACAGCAAGAGCGACAACAAGACGGACTGGCAATTGACTTCTTTGGTTCTTTGATGAAGGGGATTTCATCCGGCAGGACTACTTCCACTGATACGGAGCGGTAATCATGGTATCAAATAACATGGAGAGGTTTCGTACTCTGGATGCCCAGAGAACTTCCCACCTAGATAAAGCCAGACGGATTGCTGCTATTACAATTCCCCGATTGCTACCACCCGAGGGGTGGGCCAGCGATCAGAGTCTACCAAAGCCATTCAGTTCTACCACGGCACGGGCTGTGTCTTCGTTGGCCAGCAAGATCCTTCAGGTTCTTGTACCAACCAATGACCAGCCCTACTTCCGATTTGGTCTTTCTGATGGCGGTGATGTACCTGTAGAGATTCGTATTCTTCTGGATAACCTGGAACGCCAGGTATACAACAAGATTAATCTCACAAACTTCCGAGAGGTTGCCTTTGAGATTCTAGAGCAAGTCATTGTTCTTGGTGATGTCCTTATTCACCAGACTGACGACTTTAATTTCTTTGTCTCACGGCTAGATGAGTTTGTTGTTGTTCGGAACCAAGAGGGCGAGATGCTGGAGGTTGTGTATCTTCAGTATGAACCAGACCCAGAAGAACCAGTAAATCAAAGTTACATGTCAGCCTATGGTGATGACTATCACAAGCAAGGCTTCTTGACCTTCTATGTTCGTGTCCACAAGGATCTAGAAACAGACAAGTGGATCTATTCAAAGCAATGCTCTAAGGGAATCGAGCATGAGTCCGGTGAGTATGACGTACCACCGCTTGCCGTTGTCCCGTGGAAGCATGTCTCTGGTGAACACTGGAGTCGAAGCCATTGCGAAGATCTGATCGGTGACATTGATGCCCTTGAGGAATACACTATGATGCTTCAGCAAGGAATTGCTGCTTCCATCTGGTTCCTCCTGGGACTGAAGCCATCCTCTATCTCAGACATTGACGATATCCGTGGACGAGATGTGGGCGATATCGTTGGGCTTATGCCAGACGATCTCTTTGCTGTCAGTCCGGGGCGGGAGCTATCTCCTCAGGTCAACACAGCATTCAATGGTGTTCAGGAAATGAGACGAGAGATTGGTCAGGGATTCCTGATGCACACCTCGTCCATGCCAACCGGAGATCGAGTAACAGCTACAGCCATTCGCATGGTTGGGTCTGAGCTTGATTCTGTAGCCGGTGGCGCTTTTAGCAAGATCTCAAAGGTTCTTATTGAGTTTGCTGTAAAGCGTACCCTGGCTATCATGCTCAAGAAGAATGAAATTGATGAAGCTCTGAGACAAGAGCTATTTGGCAGTAACGCAAGTATCCAAATCGAAGTACTTACAGGTTTGGCTGCGTTGAATAGAGATGCAGAATTAACCAAACTCCTACAGCTTGGAGACATGGTAAGAAACCTACCAGAAGGAGCGACACAGATGTTTAATTGGAATGAGTATGCCCGTGCAGTAATCACTGCATTGGGACACGATCCGAATAAATTCGTTCGTGATCCGAAAGAGGTTGCCGCCGAAAGGCAGCAGATGCAAGCCGAACAAATGGTCAATCAAGTGGCCATGAATGCGGCACCAGATCTTCTTAACCAAGCTATGGGAGGGGGGTGATCAAATTTAATCTATTCACGCTGTCCTACCGGAGTACTTTATGACAGGAGTTTAATATGCTATACTATGAATTTCAAACCCAACAGGAAGCTGAACAAGCTGATGCACTAATTATCACAAATGTAGCATTGTGGGTATCTGAAAACCTACCAGAGCGATTCGATCCTAACGGTCCTCGCCTTCTGGGACAACGAGCCTCCAATGGTGAGATCGTCACCGACAGCGGAGGTACCACAAGATGG